GAAGCACCAACAAAAGTTACCACGGCAACTTTGACTAAAGCATTCTCTAAGTTTGCCAAGAGCCGTCAAGTCAATCGTGTTCTGGTATCACGCTTCATCGGTATGATAGCAGTTTGATAATGAACTGCCACTTGACAAAGTGGCGGTTCTCTTTTATAATGGTAGTTCCTAATGTGAGATGGAGTTTATATTATGACAAGTCGTTCTGAAAAACGCCAGTTGTTTCTTGATGCACTTATCGCAACTGGTAAAACAGAAGTTTCACTAGATGAAATTCGTGAACTTTCTGACAACATTGGTATTCCTACACCACAATGGTTTACCAAAGATGAAACCAACAAAGTGAAACGTGGTATCTATCGTGTTCCAAAAACGGCTCAGGCGCCGTCTATTCAACTTTCAGCACAAGTAATTCCAATGACAAAGACTGAAGCACCAGCAGGTCATCGTATTGCTAATGTGACAACTGATCTTGAGATCGAAAATCTAATTCCTTCTCAATATAGCAACTATGTACCTTTTGGTAACTTTGCTGATGTGTTGTCAATTGTACAATCAAATCAGTTCTTTCCTGTATTCATTACTGGTCAATCTGGTAATGGTAAAACAATGTCGATTGAACAGGCTTGTGCCAAAGCAAAACGCAAATTCGTTTGCGTATCAATGACACCTGATACTGATGAGGGTGACTTGCTTGGTAACTATGTTCTGATCAACGGTCAGATGGAATGGCGTGACGGTCCTGTGACTGTTGCTGCCCGTCAGGGTGCTGTTCTGTGTATCGATGAGATTGATTACGGTGCTCAGAATCTTTCTTGCTTACAGCGTGTTCTGGAAGGTAAACCATTTCTTCTGAAGAAAAAGAATGAACTGGTTACACCCGCACCTGGTTTCACTGTCTTTGCTACTGCTAATACCAAAGGTAAAGGCTCTGAAGATGGTCGTTATATGTTCACCAATGTGTTGAACGAAGCGTTTCTTGAGCGTTTCCCTAACACTATGGAACAAGAATGGCCACCTGCTAAGATCGAAGAAAAGATCATCAGTAAAGAACTTGATGCCGTTGGTCGTACTGATGTTGTGTTTGCCAAGAATCTTGTAACATGGGCAAACGCAATTCGCACCACGTTTGCCGATGGTGGCTGTGATGAAGTTATTTCTACACGCCGTCTGGTACACATTGTCAAAACTTTTGGTATCTACAATGACAAACGCAAAGCAATTGAGTATTGCTTGAATCGTTTTGATGCTGATACCAAGGCAACATTCTTTGATCTGTATACCAAAGTTGATGCCGGTATTGATCCTATCGTTACACTTGAGCCTGAAGTAAAGGCAAATGTGAATGAGAGTGAAGAAATACCCTTCTAATTATTGACAAAGTAATTGAACTCTGTCATAATACTAATACTTGCTGAAAGAAAACTGGTTTTGAGTAAGCAAGTTTTTTTAATCTAAATCCTACTGGAGGAGAATATGAGTTATTTGCAAGCAGCACAACCTACCGTCACAACCACACTAACTGTGGGTGAAATTATTGAACTTGCACTATTGGGAAAACTTATTCTACAACCCAATTTCCAGCGTGAATATGTTGCCAAAGAAAAATGGGCACGTAACTATATTGGAAGTGTAATACAACGTTCGATGAATTCTGCTATTCATTTACGCAAACTTAAAGATGGCCGATATGAAGTTATCGATGGTCTACAGCGTATCACTACACTTGTAAAATTTTTTAAAGGTGAATTGAAAACACCGACATATATTAATGGACCGATTCCTGTATACTTTGAAAAAGGTGTAGTGAGTTTGCCTCCATCAACGATGAAAGAAATACAAAAACTTTCGAGTGGTGATGCAATTACTAAACGTTTCAAAGAATTTGGAATTTCTTGTATTGTGTATGATGAGTCGATGACTGATGATGAGGCATCAGAAGTTTTTTGGACGCTCAATGATAATAATGATTTGACACCACAAGAAAAACGTAATGGTATTTTGGGTACTATTTCAGAGTATGTACGTGAAGTTTCACGTGTTGGACAAAAATATCCCATACTTCCTGTGTTCGGTGTCATTGGTGTTTCATCAAACGGTCGAATGAATCTTGATGAAATGATTGCACGTGCGGTGCAATACGAAGTTTGGAATCAGACAAAAGATAAAGGTATCTATTTTGGCTATGCTAATGCAGAAAATCTTGACGACCTATACAAAGCAATTGATTATCGATCCGATGTAAAAGCATTTGAACCGATAAGAAAGGAAGTCGAACGCCGTTTTGAGATTGTACGCAAAATTGTACAGGCTTCTGGTGCACCAAAATTGCATACTAAAAACACTTCAAAAGTGTTGACCTTGTATCAGTTGACCTATGCTCTTGAAGAAAAATTTGGTAAGTCAATGAAAATCGACTTTGAAGATTTTTCACAGAACTTGTGGGCACAGTTATCTATGTTGGGAGATACTTCTATTCATGGAGTTTTCAATCGTAAAAAGACAGAATACAACGAGTTGATTGGTTTGTATTCTCCTGATGAAGTGTCACGTAAAATGTCACTGATTCTTGGCAATATTCAAGACATCGGTATCACTGTTAAAGATAAGCGCCGTTTCTTTAGTGCAGATGAAAAATATCGCCGTTGGGAAGATCAGGAGCGCACATGTGCTTTGACTGGCGAACCTATTGATTTCATTGATGCTGTTGGTGGACATATCATACCACACAGCAAAGGGGGTAAAACTACCTATGATAATTTGGTCGTCTTGTCTAAGAAGTCTAACGCTATGGTAGGTGATATTCCTTTCTATGAGTACAAGCAGAAGTATGATGCTGAACAAGTAAAACTTGCGGCATAAGTAACACATTTACCTGAGAGAGTGTTGACACACTCTCTCTTTTTTGCTATAATATAAATTCAAAAGCAGAGATGAGTCGCCTCTGCCCTTCTTTTTGTGCGACTTTTTTTTATGGAGTTTTAAATGAGTAAGTCCGTTAAAGAAAAAATCCTTGCGTATCTTTCTAAGGATTCAGGCTACAATACCTTAACACCTGCACAAGCACGTGCAAAGTTTGGTATTAAAAATGTAGGTGCCCGTATCGAGGAACTACGTTCTGAGGGTCACTGCATCTACACAAACAAGCGTGTGTTGGATGACGGTCGTACCGTTACCATCTATCGTCTTGGTAAACCAACTAAGGCAATGATTGCTGCTGCTCATGCAGCACTTGGTGGTGAGGCCTTTGCCTAAAAAGGCATAAAAACGGATAGAGTGGGGGCATATATATTTGTATGTGTTCTCACTCTTTTTTATGGATAGATTATGCAACTACAAGTTAACCTTGAACAACTAAGAAAAAATAAATTGTTTGTTGCCACACCAATGTATGGTGGCATGAACCACGGTTTGTATATGAAGTCATGTCTTGACTTGCAAACCATCATGATACGTTATGGTATCGAAACGAAGTTCTCCTTTCTCTTCAACGAATCCCTAATCACACGTGCCCGTAACTATCTTGTAGATGAATTTCTACGTACAGATTTTACACACATGATGTTTATCGACTCTGATATTCACTTTGATCCCAATGATATTATTGCATTGATGGCACTTGATAAAGATGTTATTGGTGGACCATATCCTAAGAAGTCAATCAATTGGGGCAACATTGCAGAGACAGCACGTAAGCATCCAGATTTGAATCCAAAAGAACTTGAGAATCTTGTTGGTGAATATGTCTTTAACGTTGTTAAAGGTACACAACAATTCCAAGTATCAGAACCTCTAGAAGTTATGGAGATTGGCACTGGTCATATGATGATTAAGCGTGGTGTCTTTGATAAGATGAAAGATGCTTATCCATTCATTCGTTACAAGCCAGATCATATTGGTCAAGCACATTTTGATGGCTCACGATACATTCATGCATACTTTGACACTGTGATTGATACTACCGACTCATGTGTTGGTGGTGGTTCCGAACGTTATCTATCAGAAGATTATATGTTCTGTCAGATGTGGCGTAAGATTGGTGGACAAGTTTATCTGTGTCCTTGGATGAAAACACAACACATTGGTACATATGCGTTTACTGGTAACATGCCCGCTGTTGCTCAGTATACTGGTAGACTTTGATTGATTACAAATATAGTGAGGACCGTATTCTTGAAGAAGTAAAAAAATACATCGACAAGACATACGGTCAACACTATTCACTAAACAAATTCCAAACTTCAGAATTCATTATAGACTGTGGGCACGGTGAAGGATTCTTTATTGGAAATATTATGAAGTATGCACA